GCTTTTTTTAATCCTTCGGAGATGCAAAGACCTGCCTTTTTAACTAACTCCCATGCTCTTTTCATAATGTTTGATAAATTGTATTTTTTCATTTCTTTGTATCTCCTCTCTTGATTTACCCACATTATACACGATAATGACTATTATGTCAAGATAAAAATACACGAAAATATATTATTTTTTCTTGATATTCATTTCAAAATAATGTATTATATATTTATAACGATTAAAGGAGGCTTCAAAATGGAAACACGAGCAAGAAAAAGAAGTAACATATATAAAGGTAGTATCTCATATAGTAATTTATGGGACACGTTAGAACGCAGAGGGTTAAAGCGCTCCAACCTATTAGATAAGGAAAGCTTTAATCTTTCCCCGGCGTTGGTCAATAAGTTGCGGCATGACAGAAACGTGAACATAGATACAATTATGTATCTGTGCGAGAAGTTAGATTGTCAAGTGTGCGATATTGTGGAATATAAAAAATAATATACTTTCGTATATTTTTATCTTTGTAAAATAGTCATTATCGTATTTAATCCAATTAAATCAAAAGAGGATGTACAAAGAAATAACCGAGAAATACGAAAGTCTTAGAAAAAAACTAATAGATAGACTTAGCAGCTATAATTAGCAGCACCCGCCCCGGAGGTACGAAGGCAGGAAGGGGAATAAATGAAAAGAGCCGCTTTGTACGTGCGAGTAAGCACGCAAGAGCAGAAGAACAGTGGATTGTCCGTTGATTCGCAGATAGATGCACTTGAAAAATATTGCGATGAGCAGGGTTATACGGTTGCTGGCATTTATAACGATGCCGGCATATCTGCACGTAAAAAATATACAAAACGCCCCGCCCTCTTACAGTTACTTGAGGATTGCAAGAAACATGAGATTGATATAATACTCTTCACGCGCCTTGACAGGTGGTTTAGAGCCGTTGCAGGGTACTATGAGGTACAAAGTGTCCTTGATACGTGTAAAGTGCCTTGGCGGGCTATCTGGGAGGATTACGAGACAGAAACAAGCCAGGGGATTTTTAAAGTTAATATCATGCTGTCTGTAGCGCAGGCAGAGGCAGACAGGGACAGCGAGAAAATACGGTCTGTTATGGAATTTAAACGGAACAACAAGGAATATATTGGCGGAAAAGTGCCGGTAGGTTATCGCATAGAAGGGAAAAAGATTGTAAAAGACGAAAAGACGCGAGGAATAATTGAGGATATGTTTGAGCACTATTTCCAGACATTCTCAAAAGCAGGAACCGCCGACTATATTTTAAGTAAATACCCTGATTTTGTAAGAACCAGAACGAGGTTGGTTAAGATTATGTCTAGCCCAGCTTATCGCGGCGAAATGTATGGAGTAAAAAACTACTGTGAGCCGTACATCACAGAGGAGCAAGCGCAAAAAATCAACGAAGTATCCAGCCAAAAAACTTGGACAGATTGCAGGAGGCGTATTTACATTTTCTCCGGCTTGATGAAATGCCCGCTTTGCGGTTGCAGGCTTTCCGGGTGTGCAATAGGCAAAAAAGGAAAAAAGTACAAAGTATATCACTGCCCCCACTCTGTCGCACAAAAGCATAAGACCTACACGCGATCAGAAAAGAAATTAGAAACATATATGCTCGATCACATCGAAGAAAAAATACAGTTAGATGTATTAAGGGCAGAAGGTCGTGTGAAGGCAGGCGGAAACGATGCGGAAAAGAGAAAGAAAAAATTATCCAGTGAGCTGGGAAGAATCAACAAGATGTTTGAAAAAGGTAGGATAACAGAAGAATACTATGACGAAAGATATGAGGCTATATCAAAGGAATTAAAAGAACTATCCCAGACCGCCGCAACGGAAGAACTAGAAACTAAGAAAAAAATACAAAGCAGATTTCCTGACGGTTGGAAAGATATGTATATGCAGTTAGGCGAACAAGACAAGCAGGTGTTTTGGAAAAGTATTGTAAAAGAAATAAAAATATCCCCCGACACTTACGTGGAGGATATTATATTTTTTTAGTTTTTGTTATACAGTAACTAGCCGTAACCACCAGGTTAAGGTCAGTTACCGTATAACAAAATATGATAGAAATAAAGGAGAAGTAATTATATTATACAAGAAGAAAGAGGACGTTTCAAGCGCCCTCTTTTATTTTTCGCAAAACTGACCGATATTCTCGCGGATACATTGCTTCGATGGCTTTCATGTGTTCGTCAAGCACGCGTAATAAGTGCTCAAAGTCTGCGTTTCGGGCGATTTCTTTAAATTCAGAATCCGGCTCGGAACTGTAAGAGTAGTATGATGTGTTGGAAGATAGTTGGTTCGGTTGTTGATTGCTCATTAAATTATTGCGTACATTGTATAAAATCGAAAGCCGTTCGCAAGTGGCGTAGGTTGTTTTTCCTGCCTCTAATGCCGCAATTTCGGCATTGATTTCGTCCATATTAATCATTGCGGCACCCCTTTCTTTTATCGGTCTAATTCTGCTAATGCCCTGCCTAATGCCGCCTGTTCTGCACTAGACAGATTGCCGTCATGCATCATGTCTTTAATAGTCTCTTTTACCTGCATTTTTGCATCATTGTAAGAGTAATGGCCCTTCACATAATGCTGACCTCTACGAGCGTTGCTATAGTCGTCGTAATCCATGTCAGGATAACGCCCGCGACTGTATCTTCCTGACGTGTTCCAGTCGCCGCCGCGGCTGTATTCGCTGTCACCTTCCAGATACATGATTTTGTCAATATTTTTAATTGTGTCTGTCAATTTGTGGACTGCTTCTAAATCCCCGGCGCTCATGTCGCCTTTGTTGGAAATCTCGTCTAACTCTCTGCACATCATCTTTTTTAATTTGTGTAATGATTCCATTTTTCGCCCTCCTTTACGCTACTCTCTCGGCGATTAAATTGCTATTGGCTATATTAATTGCCTGCGTAGATGTATTTTCGACTGCGATCGTTATGCAACACCCGCGCGGAACGTCAATAAATGCCGCCGTAAATACATTAAAATATTCGTCTGCCGCCGCAGGTGTTACGATTGCTGTCGCACTATTTAATGGTTCTCCGGCGATTGCCAGGGCAATAGAAATAGGTGCCACAGTTCCACCGGCAGGTATGGCGATATTAGCCCCAAAGCTGACCTTATAGCGCGCCCTGCACTGGTTTGTAAGACCTCTAAGGGTCACAATTCCTGCCCCCTCCCGGTGTGCGATACAGCTACCGCACTTTACGGCTGTCTCTGTGAGCGGTAAATTCTGTCCCGCTGCTACGGTTACGATATTGCTATTAGTAAATTCTGCCACGTTATCACTCCTTTTTTAATAATAAACGGCGGAACGATTGCCCCGCCGCTATAAGCATCATCGGCACAAGCCGAACAATCCCGTCAACGCAGGAAGCTGCTAATTATAAAATTTTAGCATCCGCAACCGGTATTGCATCCGCAGTTACCGTACTGATATGGTGCGGAAACCGGAAAAGCTGGCACTGGTCTAGGGTTGTAATAAGTAAACTGACCCTGCATGTATGCCTTTAAGGTTTCGTTCTGTGACGCCTGAGAAGCCGCTAACTGTGCCGCAAATAACTGCTGATTCTGCTCGGCAATCTTAGCGTCCTTAGCTTCGATTCTCTGCGCTGTGAGGGCATCGAGAATGGCTCTAGCGTTGTTGTTCTGGTTGTCAATGATGTCTCTTGTGTTGTTTGCGTTGTTAAAGTTTGTCTGGCAGAAGCCATTTGTAACTTCCTGCTGGATCGCATTGGTATTCATCGCCATATTGTAGTTAACGCCTGCGATAGCCTGTTTGTTATCACAACAGCACTGTGCTAACTGTGCCTGTAAAGCATTAAAACTCTGCATGTCTGCAATCTGTCCCTGCTGGATTGCGTTTCGTGTATCGTAGCCGTTCTGCTGAATCGTGCTATTTGTTCCTGCAAATCCGTTGAGCAGAGAGGTATTCATCGCATAAAATCCGTCACAAATACCGCTGTTGATGGCATCACCCTTGCGCTCAAGGGAGGAAATGCCGCTATCAATCTGGCGCTGTAAGGTTGCAAAGTCAGAAGCTAATACATAGTTGTCTGCCGCACCTCCGCCACCGTTATTCCATCCATTTCCGTTTCCCCATCCACAGAAGATAAAGAGGAAAAGAATGATAATCCACCAAGCACCGTTGCCCTCGCCAAATGCGCCGTTATTGTTGCCTGTGACTGCCGCCAAATCTGCCGGGCTCATTCCGTCTGTTGTTAATCCCATGAAATCACTCCTTTTTATTTATTTAAAACCCTTTAAAAGGTTTTGAAACTGTGTTGCCATACCCTGCAACTGGTTATACTGTTGCTGGCTCATTTGCCCGCTATTTAGCAGGTTTTGCACTTCCTGCTTCGGGTCCCCCTGAAACTGCTGTCTGAACTGCTGAAACTGCTGTATCATCTGCATTGGATTGTTCATTTAATACCCTCCTTCTTAACGTATCCATTTGCCTCTCTAAGGCGTTTAAGCGTTCCTCATAGTTGGTTGGTTGGCTAGATTGTGAAAGCTCCGCTGTGGGCGAATCTGTGCCTTTGCGCTTGTATTCAAACACCTCTAAAAACGGTCTGCCCGTCTGGTCTGCTCTTTTTTCGTAAAAAATCGGTGCCTGACTGTCCCACAGGCGAACAAAAGAATTTGGTGCCACTAAATACGCCTCCGCCGCGCCCTGCCCCTGCACCCAAATCCGCTCATCGGGGTTGGTCTGCTGTTGCATTTGTTGAGGCGGCGCCTGCTGTTGTTTTAATCGATTTAGTTGGTCAAGATAATCCGGTTGTGGATATTGCGGATACTGTGGATACTGTTGTGGATATTGTGGATAACCGAACATTTATTTTCCTCCTTCCCTCCAGTAATATATTGGTGTCATTGCTCCACTGTCCCACGTGTCGTAGTAATTACCGTCAATTACCGCTATAACGTGCCCTGACAGTGCTAATATATAAGCCCCTTCCGGGTGGTTGTTTGCAAATTCTGATACAGTGCAAGTCATGTACTCATCGGGGATTATGTAGCGATTAAACCCCTTATCTTTGAGATATGCACCCCACACTGCATTAGCTGAGGGCATATCTGACAACATTAAGCCGTACAGGGCAAGTTGTATATATGTTTCTTCCCACGTTTGCTTTGTAGCTTTTGAGATAGCGCGCACGGTGCAATCTCCCACTTTTGCCGCCGCTGGGTTAGGATTCCAATATTGATACATTTTTTGCCCTCCTTATAGTTTTATTATCGCAAAAAAATAAGCGTGTCACCACGAAGGTAACGCACTTATTTCTCGCATGATTTTTAGTTATCTTTAGTTTCTTAAAGGCTATTTATGTACGGAATTGTGCCAGGAACTAACAAAATCTTTTCTACGGCACAACTCCACAGCCCCTGTAATCCTCTCGTGCTTATATCCATTTTCTCGGCGGCTTGCTCCTGCGTTAATCCGTCAAAAAGCAAGTACTGTACAGTTTCGCGTTCCCGCAAGGTTAAACGGGCACACGACAAGGCGTAATCAATAAATTGTTTATCGCCTAATTTCCAGAGTTTTTTTATCAAACTTCTGTTCACTGTATCACCTCAAACACGCAAAAATTACGTAAATTTATTTCATTTTGTCCAGTCCTAAAATTGCTCTAACCTTGTCCGGCAATAAATCCGGGTTGATTTTGCCGATATTCTCCACAATAGAACCAAGTTCCATTAAAATGATGTAAACACAAACTCCTGCGGCAATAGGCACCTGAAAGCCTAAGTCTACATATTTCTGGGCGTAGTCAATAAGGTACGCAAGCACCACAAGCATAATGGAGCCAAATTTATGATACAATCCTTTTCTCATTTCTGAGGATTTCCACTCGTGGTTGGCACAGGCGGCTACTCCGCCACTAGCCAAATCAAAAACTACAAAAATACAAGTTATCAAAGGTAACATAATATCTACCATCTCCATTCCTCCTTAAAAATTATTTTTCTTTTGTTTTTATGAATTAATTAAAGCCCCATTTAATTAATTAGTTTCCGTTTTAGGTTCTTCTTCCTTACCAACATCCATCAGCTCATTGTACTGTTCCTCTGTGATTCTCCCAACTGCAAAGAAAATATCAATCTTATTTTTTAAATCGTCTGTCAGACCGTTTCTTTCTTTAAGTTTCAGTAATGTTCTATATAACATATATCATACCTCCAATTCTGTTAATGCTACTGCATATTCACTATTTACATAAGCTTCTGCTGATTGTAAGTCCATATCATAGATATAATCACGATTGTCGTTTAACTGCTGTTTTACATAGTTCCATCCATTAGCCATGCTAATCGGATAGTTAAATACTGTATATCCATCAAGCTGTTCTGAATTTACGCTGATGTTTGTTACTGGATAATAGGTAGACAATGATTTCAACGACTTAATCTCTTCAAGTGATAAATTCTCTTCTTGAGGCGTCCCCGTCACATAATAAGCAATTAACGGTGTTCCATTTGAATTCTGTTTTTTTAATTCATTTATAAATTCATCAACGCTTGAGAATCTGGTATCTGAAACTGCTATACATCTATCATATGGGGCGTTCATAGAATTTAAATCCTGGTTTGCTTTTTTTTGATACCACGGATATTTTGCATTCATAGCATTGCCTCCTAATACATATTCTTTTAATTCTTCAACCCTAAAAGAATATGGATACGTTCCCCAATTTTCAAAGCCTATCTGCCAATTTTCTTCACCAGTTAAAATAAGCTTGTTGATTTTTCTAACTACTTTCCCACGTTCCACATCCACATAATCCGCAACATACTGCTGTCCGTTGATTGTGACGTTGCCACCACTTGAGACTGGAATTGCATTAAGAGTGATATTGTTAAGCGTAACAGATTGAACCTTTAATCCATCTTCATTTGTTACTTTAACAGTCGGATTCATAACACTCTTAATCTCAATTGGATTTTCGACTGAGGGCGTTCCATCCTGTGATGATTTGCCATATATCATCATGTCTTGAATTTTGCCATTATCAGAATCAGTAATGTGAGTTTCGCCCTGATTCGATGCATAGAACTTTGTAATTTTGTTGGATAAATCTTCCTTTATCTTACCAATTTCTTTTTTTAACGGGCCAAGGTCTTCTGTTGTTTCCCCATGTTTTGCGAGTATATACGCCTCATCTCCCGTTAAACCACTTTTTCTCATGTCCTACACCTCCCTAAAGTAAAAACCACTTGCTATCAGGGGCATAAAAGCCATATAATTCCCCTGTGTCTACGCATAACGCCGTTGAACCACTTGCAACATAATGAGGTAATTTATCTACTTCGGAAGACTTCCCCCAGTAATATCGCTTGGTTCCGTCTGTATCTATGCAATCCCAGCCGCCTAAATCGTGTATAACATCTCCTTTACGGTATGTCTGTCCATCAATAATTATTGTTCCACTAGCTATCATGCTTTCGCCTCCTTATGCATAAATCGTATCAGATATCCTCTGCATCTTCGTACTTCGAAAGTGTTTTGAGATACTTATAAGCATCTTCAATAGTCATATTCTCTTCATACTCTTTCTCATATGTAACAGCGGCTCTATACGGTCTGTCACCGTTGTTTTCCATAGCTCTACCAACCTCATCTACATAAGACACTACAGCTATTGAATCATGACTGTTGATTGTAGACTGAATATATAAGATTCTGTGATAATTAGTAACTACACCATCACTTTGACGGATTTCTTTTTTTAAAGCCAATTTTATTCCTCCTATGAGAATGTTATCTTAATATTAGCATAGATGCCGCAAGGACTATTGTTTGTAACATCTGTAGTATTTGGCATTGTTGCAAATACATGGATGCAGCCTCCACTAAGCGTTGAGTGTACAGTATATTTGCTAGGTTTGACATATTTTGTTGATGAGCCACCATACAAATACTTATTATTTTGTCGGACCATAAGCCCTTCCACACTTGTTACTGTTACCGTTGGGTTCCCAACTATTGGTTTTGATAATGGAATTATAAAAATGACATCCTTGCCGGAACTCGTAATATATCCAGCAGTACCAAAAGTTGCACTGATCGAATCGCCAGCGCAAAAATATGGTCTCCAAGTCCCTAAATAGGTGGATAAATATATTCTCCCTGCATCCAACTTTATTACGTCTGAAGACACAATCTTTGTATTAGAGTTATCAGCATATATCCCATTTCCAATGCTTTCGTACAAATCAGTATAGGATGTTCCACTTTTTACAGATAACGAGAGACCAACTTTGTCCTTTACACTATCATAATATAATTCAAGCGCAGCCTTACCACCGACATTAGTGTCGTTTGCATCTTTTGTTTGCTGTGTCGACACAACAATGTTATTTTTTGACTTTACGACAGAACCAGTGCCACTATAAATAGGGTCTCCATCTTCATTTACTACCTTGATATCTGTGATTCCAAATCGTACAATTTCGCTGTTATTGTTGCGTACACACATTCCATTTGCGTCAAGTAACACGTTCTGTCTAAGCGTATTTCCTTGCATATCACCGACAACTAATCCAAGCCCTTCGATATATTTCATGAAGTTAGTTGCAACTTTAGCAGCCTCTGATATCTTGTCTTCCTGACTGCTAAAGTTTTCCTCAGTAACATCTTTAAAGTTCTCGTAGGATTTCTTTACCTTAGTAGCTGTCTTATTCGCTTTAATTGCAACAGAGTCATCCGTAGGTGGTGCTGTAATGTTTCCTGTTAACCATGCTTTTCCGCCAGAAACACGTATTTTTACACTATCCCCTGCTTTACAATTAATAGTCAACTGTGCGGGAGTTTCATCTGCTCCACCGTCAATGTGGACATATGCCGTTTTTTCGTCAACGCGAAGGACTTTTGCAACTGTATCATACGCCTTTGTTTTGCTTTGCTTCATTGTCGAGGCAATCTCTTTTACAAAGTCATTCAATGCTTTCCACCTCTTCCTTTGTCCGGCAACCGTGTTCTAGGGATAACGTTTGCGATGTTATTTTAAATTTCCCAGTAAGGTTATGTCGCGGATAATTCAGGAAGACCACGTCGCCCAAAAGAACGTCCTCGAAAAATCGCCGGCTGTACTGTATCGTTCTGGCAGGGTTCTGCAATTCTTTTAGCTTTCTAACGGCGTATGCCGCTATGTTTTCCCCAGAGGATAATTCAACGCCTGTTTCCGATTTCCACACCTCTCTGCCCCGACTAACGGTTGATAAATAACTGTCTGGGCTGTCGTCCCGCGCGATGGCCGCACCGTAATCGTCATGTATTGCCATAAAACAGTTTGGTGTGTCGTACCAATTAAATGTGTCTGTTACATCACACTCTATTATGTCGTTCGCGTTAATTCCCACCGTAAGACTGCTATTATTATCATTTGCGCAGATAACAATACTTCCATCGCCAAGTATTCGCATCCGCCAGCCAATGGCATCTAAAATATGCAGCGCCATTGTGAGCCTTGTTTCCCCATCTTCCGCAACGATATTATCTGTAGTTATCGGCGATGTTCCTTCGACATACACAGGGGCGGGGATGCAATCATTAAGCAGATTTTTAATCTGTTTTGCTCCGCTACCGGCTGGTGCATAATAGCCACGCGGCAGGATTACATCATCTGCCGGCTTGAGAACGGAATAACAGTCAATATTGTAAGTTTCTCTCACACCATCAAGCTTTCTTTCTGGGAAGGCGGTCAGGCCAGTAAATAGCGCTACTTTTGCTCCCGACCCTCCCTGTTTGGCTTGCAGGTAAATACGGACCCAGCACTCGCTATCTGTTATCTTTTCTGTCATTGTGACGGAGGCAGATTCCCTTAAATCTGACGTGCTGTCCCGGTCAATACTGCCCTCAGTAAATTCAAATTCTTTCTGGTCTGTCCACGTCTTGGGGTCAACTGTTGTTAAAATATATCTCGCTGAAAATCCTTTGCTCCAATCCATCACGCCACCTCATTAGGATGCTCTGCGCTCCACTGTTCTTCCGGCACAGCATCCAGTTCTTCCGAATCTACTTTTTTGATCGTTAGTGAGAAATCTGTCCGTATTTTGTTATCGTGGTCTTTTTTCTCCGACACCTGTATATCGCAGGAAAATGACGAGCCGTCTGGCGTCCTAACGTGGCATATTCCAGGATACGTTGCAAGCCGTCTCATTTGCTCAATCATCGTTGGTTCTGTTAGTGAGATACTTACTGCATCAATTTTTAAATCACGAGTGACTGCTGGGTTCCAATCGCCTTGCACAGAGCCCCCAAGGTATACCGTCCTCTCAAAATCTTTATCCCACGAATTATCACAGTCAATGTTGTACTGGATTTCGATAGATTCTCCGTCAAAATCAATGATTGCCTTTTTATATTCGATGGAAAAATCGCTATATAACCACGCAAACGAACTATCTGACGTTATATAGTCACCGTTGGCGGTTTTATTTACAACCAATATGCCTCCGTATTCGTTTAGTGCAGGGTATGGGTCAACGTATTTCTGGCCATAGATTCCGTTCTCCAGAATCAATTCTGCTCTGTCTACACTCATCCGGTACAGATCAAATGTATCTCCATCAACATATGTAGTTGGTTTAGTAACAACAATACTCGCTGTTTTGTTGTCTACAATCGTATTTACAGTGGCCGTTGGTACTTCCGGCTGATGTTTCCACCGCACAACAAACGGTATCTTTTTTTCTGCCACATGGTCATAAATATCTGTAAATGCAATCTGTATGCTATACCTTGCACCGTCATCCATCTGCCCGATCAGGTCGCTCAAGTCAATAGCGTAGCTGTCTGTTTCGCTACCAGTAAAACTAGCAATAATTTCATTGGAAAAATGTTGTTCCTTTAATCCGTCCGGGCGGAGAATATAATAGTCCTCGTCCCTGACAATCGTCACTTTTGCTGTGCCAGAAGAATTCCCGAAGGAAGGGACTATTGTTAGCGGTAGCTGCTCTAAATAGTTTGTTGTGCCTTCCGATGATTCTGGTACTGCCTGGTCGCTTGTTTCCGTGGTAACATCACTAGGATTATATGCAGTTGATTCCGAAACAAGATTTGTTGCAACGCTGTCTATCGCAGGTTTTGCAACAATTTCAACAGCCACAGAATCTGACCATGCACCTTCCTTGCCTCCCTGTGCTGTAACCATTGCTTTTAAATAATGGATTTCTCCTACATTCCACAGATTGCTCAAAAGACCACTTGCAGTATAGATTTTATTAATGTTTTCAATAGTTTCCGATAATGTCTCCATGCCGGAAGACATCATTAAAACAACGACGTTTCCATCTTTGCCTTTAACCGGCTCATCGTTAACCGCTTCCGCTATTTTTATGCTCGCTTTGCTGTTTCCGGTGTAGCCGACACTGCAAATAACTGTATCGTCCAGGGCAAGATAATTTTCTGTCGTTGCAAGCGTAGGAGTTGTTGGGGTCTCACTCAGAGATACGGAAACTGTATCAGACCAAGGAGATAACACTTCCTCATCCCCGGACGTATCCCGCAATCTTACGCGGAAATAATATGTTTTTGCCGATTCCAGGGACCCGATATGCCACGTTGTTTCCCTGTCCTCCACGTCATAAGTAGTTGGGGCTTCCGTACTAATCCATGCATCCTCGTGATCTGCCCACGCAACGGTAGCCGCATCCGCATTTTTCCACGACCAATCCCATGTTAGTTCCACGGTATCAGACGCCACCGCCATTGCAGTTATATTTTTCGGCGGGACTGCAATCTTTCTTGTTTCCGAATAAATCCACCCAGACTGCATGAGAGGGCTAAGTTTGTAGGTAGTGCCAGTCGCTCCATTTTGAGGTGTGGAAGTTCCGGTAAAATTCTTGAGGGCAATCTGGTATTCAGCGCCGCCGGAAACGTCCGGACACGTAACTGTGATTGTACCCTCTTTGTCGGTGACCGCAATAATGCCTTTTTCCTCGTTGTCTATTTTCATCCAGATTGCTGTTTTGGCGTCAGGAACCTCTGTATTTCGCTCAACGCTATTGATGGTAAGCGTTGTTCCCGTTGCCGATACCGTATCAAATGACGGGGATTTTAAAGCCCCTCGTGCCGCTACTCGTGGCTCGGAATATGCATATTTTTTATCGTGCGTACTTTGCACCCTTGTCCACATGATCTGGTCTTCCGCTATGCCGTCGTCCGTGTTAAAATCTGCTGACACCGTATAATCATGGTACGCAACAGTTACTCCTGTACTCCACGATGTGCCAGTATACCTCTCTCCGCTTTCTGGCGTGTCTATGGCGTATTGTAACTCCATAGAATCCACAGGGCGGTCCCGTGGCGATGCCTGCACCCAGTTTGCCCATACATAGCGGCTAGAGGAGCCTATCTCTTTACTCCCTGTACTCTGTATGTTTGGACGCTCTGGGATGCTGTAATAATGGTATGCATAGCTCCAACCGGAATCTCCGGCACACCCTCTCGATTTTGCCCTTACAATACGGCAAAATGTCTTGTTTTGTGTCGGGGAACCATCCTCTGTTATCGCCCATGTGCCAGACGCTCCCGTATAGGATGCATTGGTAAAGCGAGCGTTTGCAATGGCGCCCTTATAGTTTGTCATTAATGCGGTCTGTACCTGCGTCCTTGCAAAATGCCTTGCATCATTTGCCTCGTATGAGGTATTCCAAGTAAATGTACCTTTATTTGCGCCAGTATCATCAAGAGAATAAGAAACGGAAGGGGCATTTGGTGCATAAATGGTAAATGTCTTTGTGGAATGTGCGGCTGTATAGGTATGCTTTTTATCACTTTTTGTTTTGCCCTTTACCTTAAATTCTATCGCGTTTAATAATTTTGATGAGACAGGATAATAATTTTTTGCATTAAGTGCTACCGTTTTTTTAGTTGCTGATTTTCCTACATTTATTTTCTTCCACTTTGTCCAATCCCATTTAGAAGCACCGGCGTTTTTTGTATGTAGACGATACCATAGCCACTGTCCATCCTCATATTTTTTCGCCGGTATTTTCCAAGATATTGTAAATTTCAAACCGTCTCTCGATATAGACAGACCGCTAGGAGCAGCAGACTTTTTCTTTTTCTTTGCCATTATGCCATTTTCACCTGCCTTCTAAGCTCACTTGCCATTCTTCTTCCCCATTCTTCCGGGTTATCTGCACCGTTTACAGTTACATTAATAGTTACATCGTTTTTCGTTCCCTGTGTTGCCTCTTTGATATCGTTCATCAGTCTGCTACGACCGTACAGCATCTCGTCTCCTGCTTCTCCTGCTCCAAACAAGGTGGCATCAGAAAATACATATGGGCTTTCCATGGCTTTTTTATACCAGCTAATGTGGAATGATGGCAGGGAACCCTTTCCCCCAATACCGAACGGAGCTTTTCCGCCGGAAACACTCAGGTGCGGTAGGTTTAGGTGTGGAAGAGACCAGCTAAACTTTAAGGCGCTCTTAAACCGTCCAGGGAAGCTTTTTACAAGGGATACTGCCTTAGTAAAGATACTTTTAACAGCCGATGGTATCTTAGTAAATGCTCCTTTTACAGCCGATAAAATACCATTTCCCTTAAATGCTCCCTTGAATCCGTTTACAGCATTTTTAGCGGCACCCTTTAAAAGAGAAGGGAGATTTTTGACCCCTTTTATTATGCCGGTAACAATGTTTTTACCAAGCGAAAACCAGTTAAACGCTGTAAATACGCTTACGATTGCTGTGATAATCTTCGGTAAATTAGCAATTAATAACGGAATCGCACGAACTAAGCCAATCGCTAAATTTGTTATGATTGTTACTCCTGTTGCAAGGATTTTTGGCGCATTATCGTTAATAATGCCAGCCAAATTCGTTATGATTGTAGGTACATATGCAATCAATACAGGAATAGAATTAATCAGCCCTTGAGCAATATTCTGGATAAGTGTCAGGCCTGCATTTATCAATTTGCCTGCGTTGCTCCTCAATGACTCTGTAAATTGTGTCAGCATCGGCAACGCCTGCCCCAAAAAGGTCGGGATGCCCTGAGTCATGCCGTTAGCGATAGTCGTCAGCAAATTAACTCCGACCGATGTAAATACATTTAGCCCTGTGGAAATCGTAGAGGCAAGATTATTTAACAGTTGGCTGACAGCAGTTGTAATACTGCCAGAATTTTGAGTAACGCTTGAAATTAAACCGTTTATGAGGTCGCCGCCGATTTTTGTCAGCCCCGGCAACTGGCCGCTAAAATTAATCGCATCTTGCGCCAGTTTGGAAAGGGCGCCGCTTATGCCGCCAGATTCCATCGCCTCAGCTAATCCACTAACCTCGCTTGTTATACCTTTGATGGCACCACGGATAGTACCCGAAAAGGTATTATAAAAAGCAAGTTGCAGGCCTTCTGTGGCGCTAGATAGCAAGGTTATGTCGCCCTGCAAATTATCTAACTGCGTAGCCGCCTGTTGTGCTGCGGAGCCGGAAGAATCCTGTATTCCTTTCCAAAATTTTTGCACAGTCGCATCACTCGATGCGGTCATTTTATTAAACGCCTGTAAGCCTTGCGTTGTAAAAATCGTTGCAAGAGCATTGTTTTTTTGTTCCGCTGTCATACCCTGCAAAGAGCCATTAAGCTCGTCTACGAGGTCGTTAAAATCTTTTGCCTCGCCGTTTGACTTATAGGCGGATACACCTAACTGATCTAAAGCTTTTGATGCATCATCAGTCGGAGTATATAAGTCCGCCATTGCCCTATTTAATGCCGTAGATGCCTCGGAGCCTGTCACGTTCTGCTCTGCCAAGCGAAGTAAGGAAAGCGTGACACTGTCCGCCGCTTGACCGTAGTTTTTCGCTGTGGCAGCAGAACCGGAAAAAGCCTCTCCAAGGCCTCTTACGTCCGTATTAGCAAGAGTAGCACCCTTTGCCATCAAATCGGCATAGTAAGATGCGTTACTCATCGAGTCACCAAAGCCTTTTACAGCTCCGGCAGTATATGATGCCGATTCTTCCAGACTCATAGCACCGGCAGAGGCAAGGTTAAGTACCGTTCCGATACCGCTAATCTGCTCATCCGCCGACAAGCCAGCCTGAGCAAGGATATTCATTCCTTCCGCCGCTTCCGTTGCGGTGTACTTTGTTGTGCGCCCCATTTCCTCAGCCTTGGCTTTGACGTTCCCTATTTTGTCTACGGTTGTTCCCATGGTAGCTGCTACCTGAGACATTGCAGTATCAAAATTCATTCCGGCATCTATTGATGTTTTTGTAAATGCAACGGCGGCAGCAGAGCCGGCCACCATAGCTGTTTTAGCTACTTTCCCGACCGCTTTAAATGCCCCGCCAATTTTTGATGTGGACGAGCTGGCGTTACCTTCTGCGTCTTTCAGCCCCTGCTTATATGCGGTGTCTTTGATTGCCAGAGTGACAAACAATTCCATCACATTCAATCACTCATCACCACCAATCCGGCTTTTTTAATGACGTTCGCGGCTATTTCTTCGCCAGTCTTTGTTACTGTTTGCTTTTTATCGCTATTAATTAAATCAAAAAATGATACATAGAGATATTTCCCACCGAACGCCTGCGAAATGCTTTCGGTTACATATTTCAGCCCATCGGCCATGTATCGTTTGTAAATTAATTCCTCTGTGTCGTCTAAAATCTTAGCCTTGACGTACAGCAAGAATCCCTTTACGCTTCTTCCTCTGTATTCTCCTGCGCATCGCCAGAGGGTTCTTCTGCTGCGCTTGTTGGCGCTGAGAAAAAAAGCTGACGTACCTCCGGCTCATTGATGAGGTCAACCATGCCTTTGATAACGTCCATTAATTTATGCTTTTTCTTGTATTCCTCAACACTCTGCAATTCAAACGCTGCTAAGATTCCAATTACATCATCTTTGTGTGTTTTTAACAGCCTAGGAGCTGTTTTAGCACCCCTAGCAAAGACTTTGATATATTTCTCCCCTTCCTGCGGTACAAGCTTCTGGCACAGGCTGAGCGCATCATCATCGTCTGCAATGTTACCGATATGTTCGAGGGAGTTCGCAATGGCTTCTAAACCCTGTTCTGCTGTTAATTCTGATAATTTCATGCTTTACCTCCTACGCCGCTTCGCCTGTTTTGATATAAACCTCGTAAGGTACTGTCTCTGCGTTCTTAATGCTGTAATGTCCTGTGTATTCGAAATCAAAATTTCCTTTGGATTTATCATCTGATTTAATCTTAAATCCGCCCGTTGAGAGTGCATTCATAATTTTGATTGCGATAAATCCGGCGGAATCCCCGGAATTTTCGTCCGAATAGTCGCCAATCCACCAAATATCCTTAAAATCTTCTGCCTTTAAATCTGCCCTTGGTGTTACTTTGTTTCCCGCTACGTCTGCCGCCGCCATAAAACTTTTAGCCTGTGCGGTATCCATTGTAACGGCTGTGCCTGATAATTTTACTTCGATAGATTCGATTTCCTTGAGTTCCATCGTGTTTTTAGGCACATTATCAATGTCTTCCCCGAAATCCGTAAAGGATGGCTCCGCGCTAAAGCTACAACCGCCGCTGGTTGCCATGAGGATGTTAGTTGCTGTTATGGCACCCGTTTCCGGCTCAAAAGCTGATACAATAATACCGGCGTTAATCTGTATTTTTTTGAAAAGGTCAGAAGGTACCTGCGTATACTTCATTTGCTCACCTCATTAAATAGTTATAAATTGCATAGTTATTACTGTGTATCTGCGTACTATCGACGAGTCGGCTTCATCGACCAAAGGGGTCCACGGCTGGTCCTGCGACAGGAAAATAAATCCATCATCGCATTTTACCGTAGTACCTCCTTGCAATCTGTCGCTGATTTCTTTTGCCTTTTTGTTTGGGACTGCCTCAGATTCTGTGTGATACCAGACATTTACGACGCTAGTGGCGGCCGCACCTGTCCACCAATTTGCTATAATCGGTTCGTATGTGATAAAAGGGAAAGCGGTATCTTCCGGCACCCTGTTAGACGGATATGCAGTTATGCCGAAGGATGACCAAAATTGATATAGTGCCGCCGTTGGGGTCATGACGTTAACTCCCACTTCTCCGCCGGGACCTGTGCTATGTCTAAATTAGACGACGCAGGGGTTTCTTTTTCTCCTGAATTTGATGTAACTCTAAAAATTTTTCCGTCTTTTGTTTTTAATACATCATGATAGTCTAGCTTTACTGTTTTAGCTGTAGTAATTGTATATGTTGCTGTTACACCCTCTTTCTCTGCCACCCTGGCAGACATAGAGGTATCTTGGATTATTGCCGCCTGTATTTTAGCACCTTCCACCCACTCGGTGATAAATCCACCCTCGCCGTCAGAAGTACGCTTTTTATCCATGAGTATGCAATCTTGTAAAAATTCATTGATTAAACTCATGCCATTTTCCTCCATGGGTTCAGGCGTGCCCTAAAGGCATCTTGCCACGTGTAGGTCTCGCCTTTACTGTTTGTTGCCCTGCTGTACGAATATCCGCCAAACGATTCCGACTGATACGCTCCTAAATTGCCGTTTTTCGCCTGCCACTCGCTGATTTCGTCCACCAGTGACAAAAACGGTTTGGGGATAGCCAGCGGAACAACTACGCCGTTAAAAGTCTCCTCCTGTAACGGAGCAGTATTGCCTTTGTGGTACTGATAAACCCCGTCATTAAAGATAGAGCCGCTTACTAAATAGTACTGCCCATCTTGTAGCGGGAGGCGAATCGCGGTAGTAGAATAACGCAGGTCTTTAGTATCTTCTGTCACGCCTACATCAAAATTAAGCGTGTCAAAAATCCAATCTCCGATTGTTATTTCTCCCGTGATTGCCGCCCCTTTGACCGGGAAGAAATTGTGAATGTGATTCATGATTTCATAAAGCACTCAATCATCCCCTTTTATTTTCCGTTCGAACTTACTTCCGAAACGGCACTTGATACTTCTGGGATAGTTTCTGTGGTTCCGACAGTAACTACGCAAACACCGTCAAGGTATTCTGCCCACAGCTTCATGCCCATAATGGCGTATGTTTCGCCTGTGGCGTTTGTATAGTTGCCGCCTGCGTGGAATCCAATCAGATTTGTTTCGCCAGATGTTGTGTAGTCCAGGCCAAGTTTTTTAAAATCACTATCGCCGGGATCAATATAATACAAGTCAATATTTTCTACAGGTGTTGCAATAACAGTTTTTGCCGGGATGTAGACGTCAGGGAGGAGGAACAGTGTAGAGAAACCAAAGAAGTCTTTGATATACTGCAATCCAAACATTGTCTGCACAGTAATCTCTTTATCACCTAACCAGTCGTAAAAATCCATTACATTTGCAAATCCTACGACTTCGGTTACATTTCTGTTCATGCCTGCGAATTTGTTGAGTACAGCACCTTTTGCGATCGCAAGTGCTTTCTGCCATTTCTTCTGCGTACCTTTTAATGTTCCCGTTTTTAAAAATGTGTAAAAATCTTTTAAAACCTTGTTCTGCAGCTCAACCATAAAGGCATCATCTGTCTTTTCGATTGCGACCGTTGCGCCCCATTTTGCCACAGACTCAAGAGTTAAAGATTTAGCGTATTTTTCTACAACAATATCTTCTTTCTTGCTTTCCACAACTTTAAACTGTGTAAAAGGGATTGCCTCACCCTCACCTACGCTTGCGCCGCCCTGTAAAGCTTCATCTTTCATCTGCGCTTCGTAGGTTACTAAGCTGGTGCCCGGCTCTTTTCTGATAGGTTTAAAGATTCCCAAGATAGTTCTCAGCGCATCCCAGTTTTTTTCAAATTGTGTTACAAAATCAATTTCTCTCGCTTTGAGAGCGCTATCTGTATTTAATACAGTGCTAGTGGTTACTCCTGCCATTGTCTACTCCTTTCAAAAACCAAAAAGTTCGTGATTTTCCGCAATCGCTTTCTGACGTTCGCCCGCATCTTTAATTTCCATGATTTCTTTCTTGGTCATTTTCCCCGGTTCTCCTCCCGGTGGATTTGATACGTTAGCGCCTTGAGTCGTTTCGGTTGTAATATAATCGGCATACGATTCTTTGATGCCTTTTTCTACCTCTGTTGCGTTCTCAAATTTCCCGTCAGTTCCGATTTTTAAATTATCAATAGTTTCTTTTGACGCTTTTAATGCAAGGCCAATTACTTTACTGGACACGCCGGAATCTTCAAGCATCTTTTTGTATGCGGCTTCTTTCGCATCGTACGATGCCTTCTTGTCCTGCTCGGCTTTGTAGTTCTCAAAACCTGCGTGTTCTTTCTCATACTTGCCTTTCCAGTCGTCCTTTTCATAGTCCTTCAATTTCTCCTGGAGGTCTGGGACTTTCTCTGCGTCCTCTTTGTATTTACTAATCTCGTTCTTGAGACCCGTAACGGTTGCAGAGTGTTCTTCGATAATCGCGGAAACCTGCTCGTCTGTAAGTGTCATGCTTTTTAAAAAAGCTCTTGTTAATGCCATTTGATTACTCCTTTTCTTTGAGGGATTTCTTTCCCTAAATGACTTTATATGTAAATCACAGTACTTCGTGATTACTTACTAAATAATTTTGCAGCTTTAAGGGATTTCGCCCCAAATTTGCCGTCAATTTTTAATTTACATTTCGACTGGAAAATACTAACTGCATCTTCTGTCTTTTCTCCATATTTGCCGTCAGTTTCTAATTTCGAGTCGATAGCCCAGTTTAAAAACTTCTGTAATTTTTCAATTTCCCCTCTTGCGCCTTCTAGCACTGTGATACCGTCTAAAAATGTGTAATAGCCTCGTGGTGGCAATTTAGGGAATTTCCCAGTGTATTTAACCTCTTTCGTTGTTTCTTCCTTCTGCTCCACCGCCGGGAAGTCATGATATAAAATATTTAAATCAAACTTGCCGCCGTTGCCGGTTGAAACCTTGGCCGGAAACACGCCAGAGCTGGTATACTGCCATGCCATGAGGTCAGGCACGCTTGCAGGCTTGTAAGATTTGTTCGGCGTTGCCTTAAACGCCATGCGGTTATAGCCTTTGTAATAACGTGCAATCCACCAGTTTTTACAGTTAACTTTGTTTTTATCAATATGCTCCGCAAAGTATGATTTACCAGTGTAAACGCCGAATTTATACCCTCTTGACTCAACGACAGTCTGTGCCGCATTGATAATCTCGGCAATCTTTACTTTACTTAGCCTTGCCTGCACTTTATCCTCGATGTCAAACCAAACGCCGTATTTAAAATGCTTCTTACTAATCTTGTCGAGGATGTCGCATACAAGTTCCATGTCTGACTTAGCTTTTGCCACTGTAGTAGCGTATGTGTAGTTATACACGCCCCATGGGATACCTAATTTCTCACACTTTTTATAGTTCTCCTCAAATTTTTTATCTTTGCCTAAATCCTTGCGGATAATCTTAATGATCGCACCATCGCAACCGTATTTCTTTACTTTTTTCCAGTCGATTGTGCCGTTGTATCCCGACACGTCAATAATTTTCTTCTGTGCCATATTTTTCTCCTTTACAATCTGCGATTGTTGTAATCCCGTACTCAACAGCACAAGTATGTTCAATTTTGCACCCTCTTGCATCTTCCCAACCTTTTGCAAAAAACGCAATGTCAGCGATTGATAGTAACTCAAGAGACTTCCCTAAAAACCAGAGTGGTCTAGCGTCAGCGGGTGCCGACTGAAAGAACGAGTCAATCAACTCTACTGGCTCTTCCAGCAGTTCTTCTGCACTTTTAATTGCGTTTTCTCTCTCTCTTAAGATTTCCTCATCTGATTTGCCTTTCATCGGCTGACTAATAAATAATTTTTTCATTTTTTACCTCCATCTCAACACATATAAAATCTTCTGATTTCCATTGATAACTCTGTGTATTTTTTTATATGTTCCGCCTGCTTTTTTAGTATTTGTGCTAGCCTTTCCGGCATCCCACCACACCATTTTATTGCTCTCGTTTATCCCTGCAAAAATATTGGTATGCAGACGGTAAAAGCAAATGTCTCCCGGTTTTAATTTGTTTTTATAATCCCGGGGCAATTTATTTACTTTTATCAATCTATATCGTTTTGATATAGCCGCTTTTGTTCCTGTGCCCTTATAGACAACTGTTCCGTTCTTGTTGCAATAAAACAGTTGCCCCGGTTTGAGGATGCCTAATTGCTGTAGGCAATAGCACACATACGATGCACAATTACTTACCTTTTTCTTCTTTGCACTCGCCCAGCTATTCGCCACATTCTGCGAGTATTTAAACTTTTTATCAACAAAATACTCCGCCGTTTCCTTTGCCTTGACGAGTAAAGACAATCTGTCCATTATCCCATCGCTCCTTTTAATTCATCTGCAATAATTGCTGTATATTCTTTTGTATAATTTGCCGCCGCCGGTTTTAAATACGGCTGCGCCCTCTGACCGTTTGTGATATGCCATTGTCCTTTATCGTCCTGATAAGTCCACGGGGTCTTTCTTCCTCCCTTGTAATACACGCCAGTTCCCAGTTCCACATAGGCGGCGTATTCTTCGTTGCTGCCTATTGTTTCCGTGAGATTTTCCAAGTCGGTCCGATGCGTAATGCTGTTTCTTAATGCGCCCGTATCGACCGGACAAAGGTCTTTTGCGTGCCCTTCTGCGGCGGCTCCTGCCTGTTCTAATGCCCTTGCAAGTGCCATGGTGGTTTTAAGTATTACTTCGTCCACGTGACTCACAACATCAATATCCGCCATTATATTCGCCCCCTTTGCGTTGCTAACCATTCGTAGTAGGTCATGTCTTCTATGACTTCGTTTCTGCCTGTCTCTGGGTTTCTGACGCGTATCATTCGCGGTTGTGCTAGTTCGGCGGGTAGTGCAGTTCTCTGCGTACAGCGGCAGTTATAAACTTCCGCCGGGATTCCACTTGGGTCTCCCGGATACATGAGACCGTTTGAGTACGCCATGTTAAACGGTACTTCTTCGCCATCTAGCGCTCTGTGACTGTCTCGTGTCCTCAAGTCCTTTGTTGCTGTCCAGTGTTTCACTACATCAATTCCCATCTGGTAGGCTTCCTCGTATGCCGCCTGCCTGCCCCCGTTCTGCGCTCCTGTAAACGCTGTGCGGGCGTTTCGGATTGCGGCAGTATGATTCATACCTGTAACGTCCTGAAATCGCCCTGCGAGCTTTTTTATACTGTCACCCTGTAAAATTCCTTGCAGTAGTGCATTTTGCAATTTCTTCTTGTTCCAGTGCACATCCTTGCTTTTCAGTACCCTACGCGGTGGAAGAATCTTCTGCTTTTTGACCGTCAGCCGTTTAACTGTGTGCTCGTCAACCAAATTAAACGCAATATCTCCAATCTCTTTTATCTGTCTATCAGGCACAAGGGATTTAATCATATATGCCTCAAAGTTATGATTAATGGCAATCACAAGAGGGGTCTTCTCATTGATGTATGCCGCGGCAATCTGGTTTGACTCTGTCAGCCGCCGCGCCATGTCTTCACGGAGTGCTTCCCACCTCTGCCCTCTGCCATACTGATTTATTAACCATGCTTCAAACTCTTTTTTGGTATACTTTCCTGCCTGGTATGCCGCATATTCTTTGACGTATCGGCGGGAGAATTGTTTAAAATAGTTTCTCGCTTTGCCGTTAAGCTCTTTTTCAGCCTGTTTATATACGTCTGCTAACCGCTTTTCTAACTTTTGTAGCTCCTGCTCTGTCCACTTGTCGGATGGATACATGGTTATTCATCCCCTTCTGGATTATCTTCCAGCGTATTTGGTTCAATCGGCTCCGTGTAGCGGTTATATGATTCTTCATCCAGCTTTTCCAAAATGTCTGGTACTTCTTCCGGTGCAACAAACGGTAATTTTTTCAGAATGGTTTCTTCATCCAGATAATTCGCCGCTTCAAGAATCATATCTGTACGCTCTTTCTCGTTACTGATTCTGTTCCGCTTAAATTGCGGTTCGTCATCAATCCCCGCAAGCTCCAGAATTTTCTCAATCGCATCGCCTACAAAGTACTCAAAATCATCTGCATTATCATCTAGTGGCTGGTATGCGGCGTCGATATGATCATTTGTTGCTCCGGCGGCTATGGTGTGTACATCCAGCGCCCCGAAGTCCTCATAAATCTCTGACCGCATTTGTGCGAGAAACTCTTTTCTAGCGGTATATGGTGGCTCTTGTGTGTATGCTTGCACCTGCCCTTCCTCAGCCTTTGCGATGTGCTGAAATTTGAGCCGGTCCCTGAATTCCGCCAGTTCGTCGTCTGTCATACCGTCAGCGTTAGAAATGAGCCAATACATCTGCGCACAGTCGTCTAAATCATTGGCAAAACCACTTTGTACCGCGTCGTAAGCATCAATCTTCGACTGCATCCCCCTTAGCGTGCTTATATGCCTTTTATTACCAAACATCGGTACAATAGGGAGACTGCTATAATTTTCTTCTCCGATAATTTCGGGTTCCAAATTGTTTGCAGTCTCAATTCTCTGTCTGTATGCCCGTTTGGGAGCGGTCTCTTTTAATTCTCCAAATTTACTCTCTGCACTGTAGGTTGTGTAGCCATCCACCTCGTACAGCACAACCTTAAACGGTTTCTGCTCGTCCAGTTGCCAGAATCTTATGCCCGCCATCAATGCCCCTGTGTCTTCATCCCACATCGGGGCGAACTGCGTAAAAGGAAATTCGTGCACGTGGTCCACATTCCAAAAAAGGAAAGATTGACCGTGAATTAATGCGTTGTAAGCCGCCTCTTTAATCCGTCTGTCGAATTGTTTGCCTAGTTTATCTTTGACACCCATGTCATTAAAAAAGACACCGTTTCCCAGGCTGTACGAACAGCGCTGTGTATTTAATTTGTGAAAGAAATTAGAGCATATCTGTGCGTTAGACGAAAAATTATCTATCTTTTTCTGGCCCAACAAAGTGTAATAGACGCGCTGGAACTGTAAAATAGTCTCATTTTCCTGTGCGTCATACTTGTCCGCCCTTAACGCCTCTTTGTATGCTCCTGTACTCTCGTGGAATTTTATAAACTGATTTATAAATTGCCCTTTGTCTTTTGCGGCAACAAAATCTTGATATGATAGATACATTGTTATCACCCTAGAATTGATTTGTATTGTTTTGTTCGGCTGCGCTTGACGAGTTTTAATGTTTTTACAAGATACCTGATAGCATCCATTGCGTGGTCTGACTGTTTTATAACTGCATCCCTGCCTTTGTCAGCCGCTGTTGGGTCCCATGCATAGATACCAAACTCCTCGATTGTGTGCGTGCAAGACGGGTCAAACGATAATTTGTCTTGTGTCAACATCGTCTCAACATCTGCTATCCCGTCGTTAACAGTGTTATCCGCCTTTTTGACCTTATGTCCTCTACTGCGTAACTCTACGATGAGAGCGGCGGCGGATGGGTCAACAATGACTAAATCATCTTTCTGCCCGTTTAGTGTGTCCTCTAGTCCTTTTACTAGCTCGCTGACCGGTTTCATTCGGTTGTTCTCCCTGCCTGAATAGTAGTATTCTTTTATACAGTGCCAGTTGCCGGTATCTACTCTTTTTTGCCATACAAGGAAGACGGTAGCGTTTTGCATACCAAAATCAGAGCTAACAATTATCTCTCCGCTAGTCTTTGCTTTACAGACGTGTCTTTCCTCTGAAAACATATCGTACACAAGACCTTCTGCCACTGCCCAGTTGCCTAGTATGTAGCGTTGATACCTGTGTGTCCCTGAGTATTCTTTTATCAGTTCGTCTACTACCGCCGGGGGTAGGCAGCCATCGTGTATGTTGTACGCCTGTTGGAATATATCTGCATCAGAATCCAGAAAGCCTTTGAACCAGTGCTTCGGTCCCGCCGGGTTGCACGTCCCATCAAAATGACTGTGTGGCGTTCTGAGACGAGATTTTAACATCTCAAATACTTCTTGGTTCCACGTCGTTACTTCGTCGCCGTATGCATACTCAATCGTTGCTCCCTGTATCCTTGCAACGTGTTTCTTGTTGTCAGCGCCTAGTGCATATACCTTTTTGCCAAATAGCTGTACTGTGTTGTCGCTCCGTATCTCGCCAACTAGCTCCTCGCCCCAAATCTCTCGCATAGGGTCAAGTATGTTTCGCTGTAGTGTGCCTCTGGTGTTTCCCAACATCACAGCCAGCCCTAATCCTTTTAGGTGTGTCAGACGTTGAGGAATTACAATTGTATAGTCAACAAAGGATTTCCCAGAGCCTGTTGCTCCGGTCTTCACGTTCCAACGATGGTTACAGCCTTGCAGGTATTCCTCTTGCTTGCTAGTCAATGGCACTATCGACACCCCCAAGGATTTCAATAGCTTTTGCCAGTGCTTTATCGCTTGCACTCTCTGACTGCGGCTTATCACGCCATTGTTCTGGTTTTCTGTTCTTTAGCCAGAATATCTGCGCTGTTGTGTCCGGTGGAATATGCTTCTTTGTTACTTTTCGCTCCGTCATTACTCCACCTTCGTACTTTTCGCTTGTCTCCTCGTAGCTGTATCCTAACGCCCGTTGCAACAGGCTTTTTTCCACTTGCCTGTCCACAACATCTTTTCCCTTTTTTAAGGTATCGGCTAAAATTGGAAATTTTTTCTTCCATGTATACAAGGTATCTGGGTTGATGCCGATGTTTGCCGCAATCTCTTTGTCTGTGCATCCATCTCGCGCCCATCCCTCTATTTTTAGCAACCCTTCTTTGGTCAGCCACTCCTGGTATTTACTTATCCCATTTGGGGTCACCTCCTAAATACAACCATAACCCCGTAAACAATCCATTACGGGGTTATATGAAAGGAAAGAAAATATGAAAAAAATCGTTTACGCCAGTTGCAATAATGCAACTAAATACAAGTATAAGGAATTGCACCTTAACAGCCACCGGGGTAAGACTAATAAGCGGCTGGTCTCTAAACACTTGTAGACCCGCAACCTGTATGGGACGCAAGGCACCGTGGGATAGGTGTCTTGCGTACTCTCTTTTACGCGGGTGAGAGTTTACACTTTTACCACAAAAAGATAGAGGAGGTTATGTCTCACAAAAAGTTACCAGTACTCGTCCGTACAAGTGTATTGTACGATATTTTTTAAGCCGTGTTAGACAAACATAAAAAAAGAAAGGGAGATAATTCTCCCCCTCTAATATCCTGCATATTTCCCAGCTAAATTGGCGAAAGCACTAAGCCATCTGCGTATAGTCATTTCTGCATATCCGAGCTTATCCGCCGCCCCTGCTATCGTGTATCTATCCTCGAAATATACCAGCTGTACGGCTTTCATTCTGTCCTCACCGTTGTCCATTCCCTCTGTCTGTTTTATCGCCTTGTTAATAGCGTACATCCACAGGGCTGACTGAGCTGTATTTTCTGCAATCAGTTTGTCTGGGTATTTTTTTACTTGTTTTACTGCGTGACCATACCAATCGTGTTTAGGATTGCTCATTTTTTATCCTTTCTGCAATAGCTCTTATTACATTTACAGTTACGCCGTTTCCTGCTTGCTTATATAATTGACTATCAGAATTAACAAACTCTGCTTTTTCAAAATAGTCCTCTGTCCAGCCTTGCAGCCTAAAGCATTCTTTCGGTGTCAGCCTTCTAATAGCTATGTAGCATTGGTATTTTTCGTACCAGGTTGCATATACGGTCAGCTCTTCTGAAACTTGCACAAAAATCCCTTGATTGCAACTGGTATCTAATGTATTTGCAACATCACGTCCAACTCTTCCTCTTCTTGTCTTGCTGTTTGGCATTGAGAAGTTCACGCTGTCAATTCCCACTCTGCATTCTGCATAACCTTGTTTTGTTGCTTCTTTGACTCCAATCGCGATTCCGTGCCGGTCTTGTCCTGTCAGTGTGAACATTGGTTCTCCATCTTCTTTGAACCTTCTTCCGTTCTGACGTTTCTCTGCACGATCCGGTGTAAGAACAGGAATTGCAATCTTTGGATTATTCCCGTGCCCTGCCGAATGGCAATTTGCAATACCATCAGTCGAAAGAATTTTGCCGTCCTGAGATGAGTTTATTTCACCGATAATTTTAATTGCTGTTTTAATTCCCTCTCCTTTATTTGTTGTTAAAGTAGGGCTTAAACCAGTCGAATCATACACATTTCCGTTCATTCCTTTTCCTGACGGATTCACATTGCATACTACTTCGACACTTCTAGGCTCTTTATAATCTTTGCTTGTTAGTGTCGGACAAATATTTTCATATATGCGTGCTTTTCCATCTTGACCAATATAACTTGTATCAAATAATATGGATACTTTGGGTTCTGTGTTTCCTCCCGGCTTCGTACTGATTGTTGGTGCTAATCCATCGCCACTATAAACTCTATCTCGCTGTGAATTTCTACCATTAAGACAGCCAAAAAGATTTAACGAAACACTATTTTTTCCATCTGTTCCTTCGATAGGAAATATTTTTGAGGTACTTCTCCCTCTAAGATGTCCGATAATAAAACATCTTTCCCGGTTTTGTGGCACTCCGAAATCTTTGGAGTTGAGCACCTGCCATTCTGCATCATACCCCCCCTGCTCCATTTCAATGAGCAGTCTGGCGAAATCCCATCCTCCATTAACACTAAGCAAATTCTTAACGTTCTCAATGAAAAGGTAAGTGGGTCTATTTTCTTCTTCGAGTTGTCCGATAAGGTACATAACTCTGAAAAACAAGCTTGAACGGTTTCCTTGAAACCCAAGTTGCTTTCCTGCAACGGAGATGTCTTGGCATGGGAATCCGAAACACCAGCAATCTGCTTTTGGAATGTCTCCGGCATATACTCTTCTAATGTCATTTGCGTACCACTCTCCATTCCTGTATTCCTCCTTTAGTATTTCTTTTTGTCGCTGTTTCAACGGCATTTTGCTCAAAAATTCTCTTTGTTCCTGAGTAAGCAGATGCATTGATGTGTAACTTGCGGTTGCAAATTTATCGAATTCGCAAAACCCGACACATTCATGCCCCGCTAATTCCATGCCTCTGCGGAACCCTCCGATTCCGGCAAAAAAATCAATAAACTTCATTTTCTCTCCTCTTAAATATGCTCATGTGGTTCGACCGGTTCCCAGTGTTTTTCAGCTTCCCTATTAATTAACCTGTTGTATCTCTCTACATACTCCTTTTCGTTTATCTCTCTACTTTCAAACATACGTGCTAAGTCTTCGTAGGTATCTTTTACAGGTTTTTTAATTGCATCTATACGCTCTTTAAATTCGTGTACATCTATCTTTCCGTAGCCGCTAATAATTTCGTAGATAATGTCATCACGGTAATTACCATTCATATCTCTAATAGAGTCTTTTAGAATATGCTTGTTTCCTCCGTGTTTTTTGCAGAATTTATCGTAATGCTTTTCAACAGGATTTCCACCAACCATGCGCCACTCAATTTTACGGAGCTTTTTTGTTAGCTCCTCCATCTTGTTGAAAAGTTCTTCTCCGACAACCGGATTTCCTCTATCGAAAGATAAAAGTCCAAAATTATACGCCTTGGAGCAATAATAATCAATGCGATAAGACAAATAGCCTATCAATCTGTTATTACTAACAATAGCGAAATCAAATTTTCCTTCCTCTGGGTTTTCTGATATATCCGGACACCATTGCTCTAAGCATCCAGTTAAATACATCATATCTTCAGTAAAATATATTCTTTGAAATTCTGTTATTATTTGTTCTTTGAATAATATTGCAGGTACTAGCATTCGACTCACCTCTTTATTATCATATATTTTTCAGCTTCCTGCTCAATCAATCGGTTACACCGCTCTACAAATTCGTCCTCGCTTATATTGCCTTGCATAAATTTTTCTGATATGTTTATGCAGGCGTATGGTTTTGTTGCACCGCTGTCCATTTACGCCTCCGATCGTGTATCAATTTCGCTCCAATCAAATTTACAACCACATTCGCCGCAGTATTTATTCCTGCTTTCTGCATCCGCCATTACTTGCCTTCCACACAAGGGACATTCATAATCAATGTCTCCATTTAATGTATCTAAGATAATCGGTTTTACTGGATTAAACTGCCTTTTTAGTACTTCAATCACTTCTTCGCACTGTTCCTCGTTTTCGCAACTGATAGTGATATCGTTGCTATCATCATATTCGCTAAATATTCCGTCTTCGTTCTGAACAAGCATAATTTCTTTGTTTTCTAACATCTTTCATTCCCACCTCCTTATTCTTCCGCACGCTTTCGTCCACTTCCTCACAAATCTCTTTTCTGCCAAGTCGCTTGGGAAAACTTTGTTTTTTGTTTTTGTATTTTATCAAAATCTTTATCTTTCAGTCCGTATGGCATTTTTACCCCCTCCTCTTCGTTCTGGATAAGCATAATTTCTTTGTTTCCCCCTTTTCCCCTTCTTTCCGTGCCCCGACACGTAGGGGCACGATTAAAAGATTATACTGAGATTACACAAACGAGGCAGAACCAATTCGCCCAGCCCGCGGTGCTAGAGCTGACTCTCCCGGACGGGGCCACGTACCAGGTGCTGTACCCATTGCCTCGGGCCGCACTACGCGTCCAGTACCAGTTCGTTTCCCCTTTGGGAGTAATTTTTACTCTTTTCTTTTCGTTCTCAAAAAATGCATATTCACCTTCCACTTCTTCGACAGACGGCAAAAAAAACGTATCTACAGTTTTTTTCCCTATTGTTCCATTATCTTTATATACTTTGCAGAGTAATTCACGAAATTCCGGTTCAAATCTGTTAATAAATTCCTCACTGTTAATATATTTTCTGATGTCCGAAGTTTCCCATTCATTTCCTCCATTTTCGCTAAATGGCATCGGACCAAAAATAAGGTCCCGAACCGCAAGTGTCACGCTGTGCTTTTTATTTGCATCTGCAAGTTTTTCCTTGTCGTAGTCTAAGACATCAAAAGTCACCGCTCCGAAGTCTTCTACCTGGACTTCCATAGATGCATTCTCACCAAAAAATTCTCTGGCTTCTCCATTCTCAATATAATGCTTGAGATTCTCCCATGTGCTAATGCATTCTATTTCTGCCTTTCTTTTAAATTCTTTTGCCATATTTTGCTCCTTTCCCCTCCGGAATAAATCCGGAGGAATCAATGGCATATAGCTCCTCATGGAACCGTTAACGTGTTGCTGTAATGTGTATCTATCCTTAACCCCGGAGGGTGTCCAGCTTTAATATCTTACCCAGTCAAACGGCAATTTATTTACTAGCAGGCAAGCCGCGCCCTCCTTTCCTACCGCAAAAAGGCAATTTCGGCAATATTTATGCTCGTTGCAGTACTTCTTGAGTATTTTCGCCGCTTTTCTTGCTTCTGAGTCTCCTGTTTTTTTCATTACGCCACCTCCCTGATCGTGATGCCATACCGTTCAAGCATCAGCTTTCTCTTGATGATGTATTCCGGATTTTTTCTTGTGCGCGGGGATTTTACGTCCTCAACAACAATCTTTCCCTCTTTGTCTGTGTAGCGGAAATCTGCTGTATATGATACGGGGCGTTCTGTAGTGCCATCCTCTCGTTTCTGGCTGCCTATAAGGATGTATCTAGCCTGTCGCTCTAATCCTGTAATTTTCCCCGCTTGTTGCATCGCCGCCAGCTCTAAATAGCGATGCATTTCTCTTTTGCTATCAAACTTCCCATCTTTCGTAAAAATCTTTTTATTTCTAAATTTGTTCACAGGTAATTCCTCCCAAATGTTTTGATAAATTCTTCCCTCGTTCCGTTGTTCTCCTCCCAGTACTTCTGTGCTAGTTCTTTGAGATACCTGTCTAGCGGTCCGTTGGGATTACGATGTACCGCCTCACCACCGTTGGTATGGTGATTCAGGCACAAATAAACTGTAAAACCATACTTTTCGGCTTGTTTTCTGTTGCTACTGCCATATAAGACATGATGCCTATGTAAATTTTGGGTTGTTTTGCAGAAAAAACACTCTTTTTTTGATTGTAGTACGCTATTCATTGCTGGAATCCTCGCTTGTGAAATGATATTCCATTAAATCAGCAATCATTAGGTATTCTTTTGCTATTTTTCCGTTTCGTGTTTCTTTTACCTGTTTTCTAAATCCTTCCAAGTCTCCATGGAAACACCCGCAATTAACCATTATTTTTTTATTTTTGCCCCTATAAAAAGTTGTGCAGCGGAATTCTGTTCCGAAGCCCTGTACTAATGCATAATCTGCATTGTCGGACACCCATGCATCGCCAGACACCCTTGCATTGCCGGAAATCAACGCATCGCCAGACACCCTTGCATTGTCGGACACCCTTGCATTGTCGGACACCCTTGCATTGCCGGACACCCTTGCATTGCCGGACACCTTTGCATCGCCGAATACCAATGCATTGTCGGACACCCATGCATTGTCGGACACCCATGCATTGCCGTCTTGTGATATATTTTCCTCTTTCTCCGCGTACCCGCCTAGCTCTCCGGCTTTCACGCTCCCAAATTCAACCAGTGCTTTGATTCTAAATAACTTTTTTCCAAGCGCATTTGTGATAAATTCTGTTGTTAATTCAAATTTTTTCATTTCTCTTCTTCCTTTCTTGGCTTCCATTTTCCTAACATTTGTTCCAATTCTCTTGGTGTTAGCGTTTCAATTCCTAAGTCTTCCGCTTCCTGTATCGTGCCTTTGATTAGCTCGCTCATTTCCCGGCTGTCGTAGGTGTGCGAACCTCGCATGAGCCTGTAAAACACTACCTCTTTGCCTTTTTCTAGCCGCCGTCCTATCGCAACCGTGTGAACGTCCTCTTTTTTATACATGATATCGGTCGGAACATTGGTTTTTAAAACTGCTATGTCCCCTTTTATCAGCTCCGGCTGTCCGTATCTGCCTATCATCAAATTTTTGGCTTCTGCCTTACTCGTACCGACTTTCTCCGCTATTTTGGCGACCAAGACATGGAAATAGGCGTTTGCCGACAGGCTTCTTTTCTTGCGGAACGGTTTAATTATTATGGACAACTTTTCCAGCTTTTTCAGCTCGTCCACGCCCTTTATAAACCGCTCCGCCTCGTTGATTTCCAGGGTAACTGTTATCTTTTTGCTAAAATAATCCACTGCTAAGTTTTTTATTTTTCCAGTTAAATCCATGCTATTTCAGTCCTAATTCCTTCATGGCTTCAGCATATTGTTGCTGTGTCGTCTGATACAGTGATTTTAAACCTCTTTGACTTGCCCATTCTTTAATCTGGACTTCTGTCATTCCTTTTTTTTGCATCAGATCATAGAGCCGTTTTGCTTCTTTCTCTGTGACAACCTCGTTGCGTTTATATTCGTCTGTATCCGCATCTTTGGAATCGTCCAGAAGAAACAAACTATTTAATGCGTATTTTCTCGCGTAGCTCGATGCTGACCCGGTAACTTGTGCTGCGTCCATCTTTTTTTTGCTTTCTTCCTCTCTGGCGTATGCTGTAGTGCAAAAACTGCCCTCACTTTCTATGTCTTTTAAAACCGCTGTCGCCTTTATGTAAAATCGGTTGCCCAGCATAATAACTTCGTCGTTTACGGCTAATATTAAGCCTTCCCTGTCCAATAAAGGCTTTACTGCCTCATAGATGTCCTCTAAGCTCCTGTAACTATAGCCGCCATACTCACTGTATTTACTCTTGGGCACCTTTAATTCTGCCTGAATTGTTTGTAACTTTGTGTAAACATCTCCCATCTTTCTTACCTCACAATCACGCTTTTTGAGGTCTCAATGTGTGCCCCCGTGACCTTTTTCCCGGCTTTAATCGCCTTTTTAATCGCTGTCTTGTCTGCCTGCGGCTCCGGAATCCTGATGTATTCCTCTGTCAGGCTGCCTAAGTCGTCAATAGTCACAGACTCGCTGCTCTTGTAGAATACGCTTACTCTTGCCGTTTTAAGCTTTTCGCCGTCAAGAACACGGGACAGATAGTCCTTGCACCTCTGTGCGGCGTTCTCGCAACTTCTACGGCGTTTCGCAAGCTTTTCTTCCTCCTCTTTGATTGCCTTTGCTTCTGCAGCATAATTCTTCACCGCCAGCGCGATTCCCTCCACTTTTTTGTCTCTCTCGATGTTGAGAGCCTCAAGTTTTTCGAGGTCAATAATTTCTCCTGTCTCCTCGTCTACGCAGTCCATGATTGCACTGTCAATCTCGTATAGTGTCATTGCTCTAATTCCTCCTCATATCTCTCGTATTCGCTGTAGTTTGTCGCACCTCGTTTGATTGCTTTGTGCGCTGTTCTGCACTCATATTCTGCCTCAAGGCACTGTCTTTTTAGGTATTCCCTGACTGGATCAACGTACCACTCCGCCATGTTTCTCCTCGCTTTCTTCTCCCCATGCCGTTTCAATGCTTTTGCTCAATTCGTTGTAGCCGCGGGCAAAAGCTTCAATTTCCTTCATGCGCAAAACGCCTGTTTTTTGTACCTTGTCTTTAAATAGCTCTAAAATAGCTCTTGCAATCGTCTTGTCCTCGACTGTGATTACAACACTTGCAGGAATTACACCTTTTTTCTCTAAGACGTCCTCATACTCTCTTTTCGCAAAGCCGTTTACGCTAATCATTGTGTTATTCATAACCTAACCTCTCTTTCTTTCCTGCTATCCAATCCCCCAACGCTCCACTACATTGTTCCGGGGTATAATTTTTATTATCCTGTTCTAACCGCCCAACTATTTCTCCCAGTGTGGGTAGTTCTGGTACTGTTTCTTTCCGCTCTATCGCTCCCGCCGCTCTTATCATTTCTTGGAGCTTCGGTGGGTACTTGTCTATCTCCTTTTGTGCTTCTAACGCCGCTCTGTAGCTCCTAAGGAAATTTGACTGTATGACCGTCTGAAAGTCCGCTGAATCTACTACCGCCCAGTCATGGAGCGTTTGTGGCGTTCCTACCGCCTTTTGCAACGTAGGAGGCAGTTTATCAAACTCCTCTCTGTAACCGTAAATCCCATTACTGCACGCCTTTGTAACTGTTGCCCACGCTTCCTGCTCGCTCAGGTAGCTGCTTTCTGCCTTGAGTTTACTGGCACACTCCAAAATATCTGCTGGTGTTGGTGGAAACTTGCCGGTTGTCATGTACATCTGTGCCGCTACGCTTATTGTCTGGTAGTCGTTATTTTTACCTACCAGGCGGTACCACATGTCCAACGCCTGTTCGTTGGGAACAAATCCCGGAGCCGTGTAAACGGTCTTTAGTGCGGCTACTATTTTAGAAAACTCCGAAATCGTCATACATTCCGCCTCCCTCCTGTTCTTTCTGTGCTGCCCAGTGCTGTATATCTCCGTACAGTCGGTCGTTAATGTTCTTCGTGCTGTCGTTACCTGTCTTCAGCTCAAAGAATCCTAACCACTCCTTGTCTAATGACTGGTCTATGATTTTTTTCATCGTTCCCAAATCTCCGCCAGACAGCTCGTGTAATTTTTTGAGCAAAGCTTTCAAGGCTCTGTCTGTTCTTACTGGCTTTCTGATTTTCTTACGCATAGCAAGAAATTCCAAAAACTTGCAGTTAAGTTCTTCATCCTCGAAATACTGTTCCGCTTCTTTCTTTGCGCGCGCACTCTCTTTTATTCCTTTAGTACTTGATTCCTTAAGTATTTTATTATTTAAGTATTTTATTCCTTTAGTATTTAATTGCGTTGGATTTTCCTGCATAGGTTTTTCCTGTATTGGTTTTTCCAATATAGGCTTTTCCTCTTTAGGTTCTTCCAATACAGGTTTTTCCTGTGTTGGTTTTTCGTAAATGTCGTAAACTGTACCGCTTACCTGTCCTTTTTCGTTTCTCTCACGAGTCACTTTCAGGTATCCGAACGTCTTTAACTCTTCTAATGCGGCTCTTACGCCGTCTACGCCGTCTTTGTTCAAATTTGCCAGCCCCTTAACTGTGAAATCCCAGTCTTCCGGTAAACTAAGCATAAGACTCAGTAGACCTTTTGCTTTTAAAGACATATCCTTTTCTCTAAAATGATAATTCGACATAACGGTGTAGTCTGTCGTTTTATTTATTCTCATTACTGCCATGTCTACCTCCTATCTTGACAAATCGCCAAGTCTTTTGTAAAATCTAGTTATGTTTTATTTAGCAAGAGCTTAATGGTAGGGCTCTTCCTTTTTTACCTCGTGTTCTACGCCGTCTTTATCAGTGTAAAACACTTTGTCATACTCTACGCCCTGTTCTTTTCCCAAGAGGGTGTAGAGTAGTCTGGCAACATACTCAGGTCTTGGAGGTTCATTCATTTTTTATTCACCCCCTAACTCCTTTTCAGGTATCACAACTATTTTCACGCCCAGCTCCTTAGTGATGCGTTTCAAAGTTTCCGCATTAGGAAATCGTCTGCCCGTTTCGTATTTTCTGATTGTAACTTCAGCTAATCCACATCTTTCAGCCAGTTCTTTCTGGGTGATTCCACGTGCTTTTCTTGCTATTGCAAGCATCCCCCTTATATCTCCTACTTCCATCTTTACACCTCGAATCTCTGTTGACGGTTATATTCGTCAATTCTTAACTTTGTGTTTGTTTTCGGTTCCCAGTTGTCTACATAGTCAATAGCTTCCTCATACCGTTTACGAGGGATGTTATTTCGGCTATTAACTTTAAACCGGTCTTGTAAATCCCTGTTACATTCGGCGAATACAACTTTGCTGATATATGTATATGCTTCTGTGTCCTTGCCACCTAATGCGTTCAGAACTGCCTTATTGACGTGCTGTCGCAAGGCTTGTTGTTGACCGTAGTCAATCACCATGTTGCTCTCAAGGTTCTTTATGCGGTCTTCGTGGTCGTCTATCATGCCCAACTGAATACGCATCATTTCTTGAGGGGATAACTGTTTCTGGTAGCTCCCTGTCTTTCTGATGGACGGGAGAACCTCTCCGGCTCCCAGTCGGTAAAGCGTTCTGCACTTTCTTTGCGGCTCTGGAAGATTACTTTGTAAAGGTTGAGTTCATTCACAAAGTTTGCATTTTGTTTTCTTCCTACACTGTCGATGACCTCACTAATAATGACCCCATCTTTATTCAGTCTGGTTTTTAACTGACTGATATTTTTAATTTCTAACGCTCCGCAAACATCTGGCAAGCAGAAATGAGGCTCGTCATTAATTATCTTGGTTCGAATTGCTCCAAACTCATTGTTTTCGAAGATTTGAATATTTTTCATCTAGTCACCATCCTTTCTTATTATGATAAATCATTTTCTTATCATGATAGTTTTAGGATAAAAAAATATCTATTTTTTCCTTTCCTGTCATTTCAAGAAAATCACCTAAATTATTAGCCTCTTCAATGTCGAATATTGTCGCGCCGCGCATTTTTTTTGTAAATGTCTGTGGGCTAACATGAATTGCGGCAGCACATCCTTTATAAGTCTGTCCTTTTTCCGCAATCATTCCTCTTAACTTGGAAAGATTCATCTTGCGCCTCCTTTCGGTTTTCGGTGCTTTGTTTTTCCTTACATGATAGATTATATATCACATTGTGAAAGTTGTCAAGCATATTGTGAAAGTTTTTTTTATTTTTGTATTGATTTTCTTTCATAATATGATAGTATATATATGAAAGGAGGTGAATTAAGAAATGAGCGATTTTACAACAAAGGTTGGAAATAACATTAGGTTTTACAGGGAAAAGAAAAGAATGACGCTCAGGGAACTTGGTGGGAAAATAGGAATAACCGAGGCTACCGTGCAGAAGTATGAAGCTGGAAGTATCAAGCGCGTAGATGCCGAAATGATTAAAAAAATTGCTGACGCTTTAAGCATTGCCCCAGCAACGCTTACGGGTTGGGATGAGGAAGACAAGGGCGAAACTGAAAACTCTGCCATTTTGAAAGCAACGCAAGAAGCCAACCTTTTGAAAAGATACGGTCAACTTAATGAGGAAAACAAGTTGACCGTCAGCAAATTAATAGATTTTTTAGCTTCGACTCAGGAGTAAAACAGTACTTTGACGTAAACTAAAATCTTTATTAATTTTAATTTAGGGAGAGGTTCTAAGAGAGTAAAAATTTCTTTTAGAATCTCTTCTTTTTTTCTTTCTTCCATAGTATCCCTCCCTCTATATTATAGAACATTCGTTCTCTATTATCAAGTATTTTCTGTTTTTGTTTAATTATATGATATAAAATTTACATTTATGCTTGCTAAAATCATAAATATCCTGTATAATTCTACCTAAATTATTAATATAATAAATAAAAAAGGAGCAGAAAATATGAGCAAGGAAAAAACTAAAGTTTGCAAGCATTGCAAAGAAGAAATTGACGCAAAAGCTAAAGTGTGTCCTCATTGCCGGAAGAAACAGGGCGGCAAGTTGAAGTGGGTAGTTATCATTATCATTGTTCTGGCTGTTTTAGGTATGGCAATGGGCGGCGGTGACGATGACAGTTCTTCCACTGATTCTTCAAAGAGTGCCACCGCAACAACAGCGGCTAAAAAAGAAACCGCTAAAAAAGAAGAAACAAAAGAGAAAGACAGCGTAAAGGTTGGCGAATCTTTTGAGAATGACGGTTTAAAAGTAACTGCTAAAAAGGCTGAATTTGGATATGATGGTGGAGAGTACTTTACTCCAAAAGATGGATGTGAATATGTAGCTGTAGACTTTACTTGTGAAAATATTGCAGAAAAAGGTGACAAATATGTATCTGTATCTGATTGCGAATGCTATGCAGATAATTCAGCTTGCGAGCAGCAATACATAGGAAACAGTGATTTTGTTAACACTAATTTATCTCCAGGAAAGAACGTAAGCTTTACGACATATTATGAAGTGCCAAAAGATGCAAAGAAAGTGATTTTAGAATATAGTGCTTCGTTCTGGACAGACAAGAAGATAACTATTAATTTAAAATAATTAGTCCATTAATAGGGCAACGAACAAGAGGGAAGAACCAATTCTTCCTTCTTTTCTTTTTTCTCAAAACAATAAAAAGCACCTGTCGAAACAAGTGCTTTCGTTCTGAATTAATATACCAGTGTCAATTCCCTTTCGTCATTGTGCAAAAAGTCGTCCGCCTCTTTCAGATTGTCAAATGTTTTTACAATGTTCCACTCTTCGTCCTCGACACTGATTTTCATTTCTGTAATTTCTTCGGTGTCGCCGGACTCCACGATCTCGCCGTCTTCGTCATAGATTTCTGGCAAAATACAGTATTCCGTAATCAGGTAGCAGTCTTCGGTATTTCCGGAATAATAGGTAATATCTGTCTTATATTTTTTTAAAACTTCTCTTGCTTCTCCTAATGTGTCACAAGATTTTATTAATTCTTCGAAAACATCATCGCAGAAAAATGTACACCCCTGCACTATTTCTGAAATGTCTCTTTCTTTAATCTCTCGTGTGGCTTTGTAAATATTCCATTTCTTCATTTTTCTTCCTTCCTGCCGTCGTAACCTCCGCGGCGGGTATTTATTTGACTTTGCGATATTTTTTTGCTATAATATAGTTGTCCGCATATTATTATATGCGTGTGAGTAGAAACTATTTTGTTGACTATTAAGTCAATGGAGAAGGAGGCTGTTTTCAGCCTCTTTTTTCTGTGTCTAGCAACATTTGTAGATAATCCTCCCCTGTATCATAGTGTGGCATATTCCACAACATTTCCGCGGTATACCCCAATTTATGCAGTTCTTCTACCCTTTGCTCATATGATATTTTGTCATCGTTACAGGCGTACAAAAAATCGTACAAATCAGGAAATCGTTTTCTTAAGGCGGCATGAGTGTTTTTTTCCACTATGTCCGTTATCTTTCTCACTTCGGTTTTTCTGTCAGAGACTAATGCTTCGTGAATTTTTGACAGTGCCCACGAATCTACTTCGTCATGTCTTCCTTGCTTCCAAAGTTTAGCACGTCTTTCTCGCAGATCTAGCGCGAGTGATACAAAGAAAGCTTGTTCTGTTTTCTCTTTGAGTTCGTAAAAGTCCTCTTTTGCAGTTCCTGTAGATTCATTTTTCTTCAAAAAATCCAACATTTCTTTTTTTGCTCTTTCTGCTCCTTCTATCATTTTTTCTCCTCCTTATTAAAAAGTTTCCATTAATTTAGAACTTACAAGACTAGCATAATCTTCGGCTAATTCTTCTTTTGTCATATAGTTTCCAAAACAAATTTCAGCCTTGTAATTTTCCTTAGCAGTTAAGAAAAGATTAATAAACCACTTAGCTTCATTTACTTTTTCGATGTCAACCAGATTTTTTTCTCTGATTGAAGCCAGGTAATTGTTTTCACTTTCTTTGTTGAGTTTCAGACTCAGATTTAACGCTTTGATTACGCCATCTTTAATGTCCTGTGCCCATGCGATCTGCTTTGCGGAACCTTTTGTGATTTCTCCCATATGCTTTGCTTCCTCCCATGCTTTTTTTAATCCTTCGGAGATGCAAAGACCTGCCTTTTTAACTAACTCCCATGCTCTTTTCATAATGTTTGATAAATTGTATTTTTTCATTTCTTTGTATCTCCTCTCTTGATTTAC